GAATTTTTCGACGCGATCCTGAAAGGCGGCGAGGGCATCGACGAGCAATTCGGAAAAACTGAGGTCACACTCGGCCAGGCCGTCCAAACGATCTCGAATTCATTTTTAAACCTGGTCGGCCAGCTCAACCAAACGAGCGGCGCCGGCGAGGGATTGGCGGGGATACTGATCGGCGTCTCGGACGCGATCGACGACCTGGCCCTGGCCCTGACCGGAACGCTCCAGCCCGAGGACGAGCTCACCGACGGCATGAAACAGCTCGCGACCGCCGCCGTGTCCGTCGGCTTTGTTATGAGCGCCCTCGCGGATTCCCTGGTGACGACCGTCCAGACCGCTTTTAATATTGTCGGCGAAACGATCGGCGCCACGGCGGCCGGCATCGTCGCATTTTTGTCGGCCGATTTCAGGGCCGCCGATCAAATATTTACCGAGCTCGGCGAGAGCAACGCGAAAGCATTTACCGAGGGATTCGGCGGGCTCGGGGAGCGCCTCACCGCAGACACCGAGGCCGCGATTTCAAAATTAACCGAGATATGGGACGAGGGCTCGAGGGATATAATCCTGGCCGCAACCGGCGGCGGCGGCGGCGACGATCGCCCGATATTGCCGCCGAATTCGGCCGAGGATCTCCTGGAAGCCAGGGAAGCGGCCCAGGATTTTAAAGTCCAGCTCAATATCGCCGGCGAGGAGCTCCGACTGACGGCCCTCCACGGCGAGGACGCGGCGAAAGCGATCCGCGAATTTCGCGAGGATTTAGAGCTCGCGACAGCGGCCGGCGATATATTCGGCGAGCTGGTTCCGACCGAGCAAGTCCTCGAATTAACCGACGCGTTCGTGAGATTCGGCGAGGAGGCCCTGGCAGCTCAGAGAGCACTCCGCGAGGAGATCGAGGCCGCCGAGTTAAAGGCGACATTCGACGAACAGATCGAGGCCCTCGAGGAGGAGATCTCACTCCTCGGCGCCGATAACGAGGCGCTCGCGATTAATGCCGAGCTCCGAGCTCTCGCCGGCGGCGCGACCGCCGAACAGGCCGAGCGAATTCGAGAGCTAACCGAGGCGCTCCTGGACGGCCAGGACAAACTCAAAGAGTCGTCCGACACGCTAACGCAATTTTTTGACGACGCCGCTGGTGCGGCCCAGGATACGCTCGGCGGAATCCTGGCCGATCCAATGGCCGAGGGCCTGGACGAGCTCCCGTTCGCGTTTGCTCAAACATTGCAAAAGCTGGCGGCCGACGCGCTCGCCTCCGATCTGTTCGATATACTCGGGAACCTCGGCGGCGGCGGCGGCGGCGCCGGCGGGATCGGTTCGCTTGTCGGCGGCTTTTTCGGATTTCAAAGTGGCGGCCAGGTCTCGGGAGGCCAGCCGATCGTCGTCGGCGAACGCGGGCCGGAGTTATTCACTCCGCCAGGCTCCGGAGCGGTCACGCCGAACGTAAACATTAACCAGGCCGCACAATCGGCGCCGGTCGTAAATATAACGAACGTCACCGATCCGGCCGACATTCCAGCCGGCCTCGCGACCTCCGAGGGCGAGGAGGCAGTTATTAATATCATCCAGCGCAACCCCGACGCGGTTCGGAAGTTGCTCGGGTAGGAGTTTAAAAATTATGTTTCACCAGGGCCAGGCAACCGATTACATAGACCTCCTCGTCCAGCTCGAGGAGCTGGCGGTTAATTCACACGTCGACGCGATCGCCTTAAATGTCGGCGGGACACTCTGGGCGGTCGGCGATCGGTTCACCATTAACGGCGGGACGACTGTCGGCGGCCACGCCGCGATCGGCGAGGTATTGACCGAGGCGGCCGGCGTCGCGCTGACTGTCCGGATATTTGCCGGCGGCGCCTACACCGTGACGCCAGGCGTCGCGGCCACGACGACCGCGATCCTCCCCGCTGTCGGGATTAATCTCACCGTCGACGCGACGATCCTGGCGACAGGCTGGTCGACCGATCGGAGCCAGGTACTCGCCGCGCCCGAGCGCGAGCTGTTACTCCGAGGCGTGGGCTCCGGAGCCGACGAGATTTTTATCGGCATAGAAACAAAACGCAACGTCAGCGCCGGCGCGTTTTATTGGGAGCTCGCGGGGAATACCGGATTCGATAATGGCGAGGCGTTCGACGGTCAGCCAGGCTCGAGTCGGTCGGTCGTAGCGACCGACACGCTAACGACGCCGCTCAATAACGGAATCATTGATTTTTTTATCGTGATCGACGGCTTTCATATTAAGCTAATCGCGAAATCCGGCGCCTCCTATACAAACGCATATCTCGGCTTTATTTTCACTTATGCCACGCCGGCGGAGTATCCCTATCCGCTGTTAATTATGGGTTGCGGCTCGTCGAATCTCCGCGACGAACCATTTAACACGTCGTCGAATTATTTGTCGGGGATGCACGACCCGATCCAGGACGCAAACAACGACGGCGGCCCTGGTGCGATCCGCGAGGTCGATGGTCAGTGGTATGTCATAGCTAACGCGTTTCAGCAAGGCGTGAGCAAAATTAAAAAATCCGATCGCGTTATCTATCCGGCGGGGAGCATCCCGCACAATGACGCGGTCGAATATTTAGAGATCGATCGATTTAATCCCTATGTCCAGGCCGACGATCCGAGCGTTTGGTTTGGCAACGCGTCCGACACGGCGGCGCCGGCCAAAACTCTCCAGCCCTCGGTCGACAGCGGCGGCGATATTGCGTTTCTATGGCCGACTATGCTTTATCAAAAAAAGCCGTCTCAGCAATTCCTCGGCGAGCTGATCGACGTCTATCCCGTGGTCGTTTTCGGGATCGGCGCCGTGTCCGAGGACACCATGACCGACGCGAATGGCGACGTTTATTTGTTATTTCAGAATTGCAACCGGACGGACGTCTGGACGTTTTTCGCTATTAAGAGGACGTTTTAAAATGGCTTACGAAACCGGAACCAGCTCCTCGATCCAGGACTTAATGCAAAAGCTCTCGATCTTCCTGGTGGCGAATGGCTGGACTCAGGATTTCGCCACGACCGGCGACCCTGGCCTGATCGCTTTCAGTAAAAACTCGATTTTCGTCGCGTTCCAATACACCGAGGCAACCGACGGCGGGACGCTCGCCATTTATCAAAATTTCTCGAACGACGACCCCGTGAGTGTCTGGCTCTCGACCGGCGACTCGGGCGTCGGCGCGGCGTCCCTGGTGGCGAGCGCGTTCGATACCGGCCGGAGCGTTAATATATTTGCCGGCCCTCACGCCGCCTATCATTTTTTTGAACAGAACGCCGCGCCGGCTTATTGTCACATTGTCGTCGAGGTTGATACCAATAGATTCCGCCATTTTGGTTTTGGCGAGATCGAAAAAATCGGCGACTGGCAGGGCGGCGAGTATTCTTATGGCCACAATTGGCGGCAAGCCGTCTCACAAATTGACGCGCCGACCTCGTCGACTCACACGATCGGCCTCGAGTCAAACTCGGCCGGAGCCGGAACGAATTTTTATGCGACTATGCACGTCCGAGACCAGCCCGAACAAGCCGCCGCCGATCGATGGGCGCTGATCGGGTCGTCAAGTAATTTCCCCGTCCAGCAAGATCGCGCCGGTAATGACCGGCTCCCTTGCCAGGGCGGTTCGCGGGGCGGGATGAATGGGCAAATGACACCGTTCAGGCTCTCACAATTAACCGCTTTTAAGCCGCTGATCCCGATCGTCGTCCACGTCGCCGATAATACCGGCGTTCCGGACACGCGTCGGCTATTGGGAACGCATCCCGACGTCCGCGTGGTCAATATAGCGAACCTCGATCCAGGCGAGACGTTTGTTATTGCCGGCGAGACCTGGTTCGTTTTCCCGTGGGTACGAAAGCAATTTCTGAAAAACGATACCGAGGAGAGCTGGAACGGCGGACTCGCTTATCGTCAGGAATTGGCGTAAACGATGGCCGATTTCCCCGCCGTCCTGGGCTTCCCCGCCCTCTCGATTAACGACCAGGTCGGGAGCCCTCGAACGCTCCGGCTTTATGTTCCAGGGCTCGGCACGTCTCCATATTTCGACCCGCCGAATAATCCAGTCCCGCTCGCTCGAGCACCGGCCGGCCAGGTCGGAGTCACTGACGGATCTCGATCTGGCCAGCGCCTCGCGTTTTTCTATCGGGCGGCAACCTCGGCGGCCGTGTCCTCCTGGGGAACCGGCGGCGATGGCCTGACTCTGACGAGGGAGGTTAATCGTCGAGCCCTCCCCGCTGTTAAAACAAATCGCCAGACCGTGATCGAATCCGAGATCGCGGGCAAAATTGCGCTCGCCGTCGGCCCCGAGTGGTTCGAGAAGTGTCACGTATTCCCTGGACGGATCGACCTCGGGAACGTGCTCTCGGTTCAGATCCGGACGCTCGAATTATTTAATGCTTTCCGCCGGCCGCCGGAGCCCGTGACCTGGGAAACTTTCGTCAACAATGCCGGCTCGGGGATCACAGTAACGAACCTCCCTGGCCTCCCGTTCGTGATCGAGGCATTTGCCTCGTTTATTGCGAACGTCCAGATTTCAACCAGCGGGCCGCCGTCGATCTCCGGCTCGCTCGACTTTGGATTCTCGGCCCCGACGTCCGCGACGATTTCGGTGCCGGTCACGGGGAACCGGATCACGATTTTTCAATATCGGCCACAAGCGCCAATCCGCGAAACCCTGGCATTTAAAACCGACATAATCCGGCTATTCGATGGCACCGAGCAACGGATCAAACTCCGCGAGGCGCCGCGTCAATCGTTCGCTTTCACGGTTCGCACCGACGACGATCGCAGCCGCGACAAAATAAACGCCGTGCTTTTCGACTGGCAAGCGCGAGTTTTTGGGATTCCAATGTGGCACGAGGCCGAGCCGCTCGGGGCCGCGATCGCGATTAACGACCTGGTGATTACCGTCGACACGACGACGAGCGACTATCGAGACGACTCCCTGGTCATGGTTTACGATGGCGATTTTAATTTCGAGGCGCTCGAGGTCGACTCGTTCACGCCGACCGCGATCACGGTTAAAACTGGATTTCTAAATAATTTCAGTACGCTGTCGGCGATCGTTATGCCGCTCCGTTCCGCCTACACAAAACCGAGCCTCCAGGATAATCGTTTCGCTATCGGCCCGAGTGACTTCTCTATGGTTTTCGACGTCCTCGACAATATCGACCTTTCGGATATTGGAGCCGTGACGACGTTCCAGGGAACCGGCCAGACAATCGCGAAACCTGTCCTCGACGGCCTTAACTTTATGAGCGGGAACACCATCCAGGAGGGAATCCGCCGGCGAACCGTCGAGCTCGATCACCAGACCGGCCCGAAAATAACTTTCTCGCCCTGGTCGAAAGGCAAGCCGCTTTATCAATTCGCGACCGAGGCGAAAAGCCAGCTCGAGACCTGGGACTTTCGTAAATTGATGCACTTTTTAAAAGGCTCACAAACCGCGTTTTATATCCCGACGGGCCGGCGAGACTTTAAACCGCTGTTAGACATTGGGGACAGCGCGACAGGATTCACGATTCCGAATATCGGCTGGACTGATTTCGTCGGATCGATCACGCCTCGGAGCGACCTCCTGATCCTCCGAACCGACGGGACTCAAAGCCTCCATTTGGTGACGGGCTCGAGCGTGGCCAGTGAGCTCGTCGAATCGATATCGATCACGCCGCCGATCACGCCGGCGCTACCATTGGCCGAGATCGAGCGAATGACGATTTTAACGCTCTCGCGGATCTCCGACGATAAAGTGACGCTCGAGCACCGGCGCCCAGGCGAGACCAGGATATCGATTAAATCGATCGGAGTGCCGTCGTGACTTTTGACGCGTTAGAGAATAGCCGCGAGGACGGGAACGTCCTCGAGCTTTACGAGTTTCGCTATGGCGCCGAGACGACCAGGCTCACCAGTTACAACCAGGATATAGTTTTCCAGGGCGTGACCTGGACGGCGATCCAGATCTCCCGAGGCCAGGTTCAAAACTCGGTCGAGCAAGCGATCAATGAATTAAAAATCGATATGCCATTGAGCCATCCGATCGCCTCGCAATATATCTCGAACGTACCTGGAAAAGTCGGGTCGGTTCGGATTTTCAGAGCCCACGCTGACGATCCCGCCGAGGAGACCCTTTTGCTGTTCGACGGCTTTGTGGCCCAGGCCGGATTCGACGGCGCCCTGGTGGCGACGCTATCGTGCTCGCCATCGACGAGCGTGTTTAAACGCTCCGGCCCGCGATTCAATTATCAGTCGTTATGTAATCACGTGCTCTATGATGGCCGCTGCAAAATCGTCGAGGCGGCGTTCCGGTTTACGGGGACAGTCGCGTCCGTCAATGGTCGCGAGATCGAGGTCGCCGGATTGTTCGCGGCCGAGGGCGCCGGCTGGACGACGGCCGGCTTTGTCCGAGCTCCCGCCGGCACGTTTGACGACGCCCGCCTGATCCTGGCGCAATCGGGCGACGTGCTCACGCTGTTAAATGCATTTGCCGAGCCCGTGCTCGGCACGAGCGTCGACGTGTTTGCCGGCTGCGATCACTCGCTGGCGACGTGCGATACTAAATTCGCGAACGTGGATAATTACGGCGGCTTTCCATTTGTGCCGATTAAAAACCCATTCGGCTCGAGCATCCGAGGCGGTAAATAATGCCATTTTTTACGATGCTTTTAACGTACCTGGTGACGTTTTTAATCACCGAATTACTCCGGCCGAAACCAAAACTCGAGAACGCAAAGCCGGCCGGTATCGGCGATTTTAATGTCCCGACCGCGACCGAGGGCCGAGTCGTCCCGATCATTTGGGGAAAGGTCAAACTCGGCGGCCCGAACATCGTTTGGTATGGCGATCTCACCACGTCCGCGATCACTAAAAAAGTGAAAACCGGACTATTCTCGAGCTCGACTCAAACGACCGGATACACGTATTTTATCGGCCTCCAGTTTGCATTATGTCGCGGGCCTTTTAACGGCGCTCTCGGCGACGCCTTGCACCATATCCGCGTCGACGATAGTTATGCCTGGGGACTCGAGGCGGACACGGCCGACCCGCCGCTGATACCGACCGACGCCGGCGCGGTCGGGGATATCAACCAGCCGAAATTTTTTGGCGGCTCCGACGCTGGCGGCGGCGGCGGACTGATCGGGCCGTTTCGATTTTATCGAGGATCTGAGACGCAACTCGTCGACGCTTATTTGACGGATTTCCAAACGCCGACGCCGACCTATCGCGGGACGGTTTATATATCCTGGGAACATGGCAACGTCGGGACGGCGCCCTCGCTCCGGCCGTTCGCTTTTGAAATCTCTCGTTATCCCGACGGCCTCGATCTCGCGACGCTCCAGCCAGGCGACGAGATCGTCGATTTCGGCGCTAATCCAATGAACGTAATTTTCGAGGTTTTGAATAATGAGGAGTGGGGCCTCAATATTGCGGCGGTTAATATTAACGTCGCAAACTTTCGGATTCTCGCCGCCACGCTCGCAACCGAGGGCCAGGGATTCGCCTGGATATGGGATCGAGTCCAGGACGTCCTCGAGACGATCCGGATTGTCGAGGAGCAAGTCGACGGGATTTTGTTTCAAGATCCGATCTCGGGCCGGTTCGATTTCCAGCTAATCCGCGACGACTACACGCCTGGAACGCTCCCGCTCCTGGACGAAACAAACGTCGAGGCGCTGACTAAATTCACGCGGCCCTCCTGGGCGTCGACCTCGAACGTCGTCAACGTCAATTTTACCTCTCGAAATAAAAATTACGCCGTGAGTTATGCGCTCGCGCAGGATATGGCGAACGTCGATATTAACCAGGCCGTGAACGCGGTCGAGATCAAACAGCCAGGCGTCAAAACGCCGGCACTGGCGAATATAATCGCCTGGCGCGAGCTCCGCCTGTTATCGTTCCCGCTGGCCACGGGCTCGCTGACCTCCGACCGGAGTCAATACGATCTCAAACCTGGCGACGTGCGCGAGCTGTCCTGGAGTGTGCTCGGCCTGACTCGCCTCCCGATCCGGATAACAAAAGTTAATCGCGGCCAGATCCTCGACAATAAAATAAAAATCGATTTCACCGAGGACATATTCACGACCGGCGCGGCCAGCTTTGCCGATCCGACCGATTCAATGTGGACGCCTCCCTCGGACTCGGCCGTCGCAGCGTTCGCCGAGATCCTCCTCGAGCTCCCGTTCGTCCTGACCGACGTCAGCGACACCGGCATACCGACGACGTTCCTCCAGGTCGGCGACATTGTCGTCCGGACTCCTGGGAACATGACCGCCGATTTTAATATTTTCGCGACGGAAGTCGACGCGCCAGGGCCGGCGGCCGCGCCGACCGAGGGCGACGTTATTCCGCCAGGATCAGGCGGCGAGTTTTCTCCCTATGGTTTATTGAACGGCGCGATCGATCGAGGCGAGACCAATGGATTCCAGGACGCGGTCGGCTTCCAGATTGACGCCCCGATCGACGTCGATCGAGTCCTCGACGCTGACGCGATCGGGCTCGAGGCCCTGC